GGTTCACTCCGTCGCCGAGCCGGGAAAGGCTCGGACGATAACGGTGGCACCATATGCCTACCAAGTACTCATGGGCGTTTTTGCACATGTGTACCAGGGCACTCTCAAAGCAAAGAGTGTCCGTTCCGGTCTGCGAGCAGACCGGCACCTGTGGAGATTTCTACAGGATAGCCTCAATCCGCAGAATGAGGCTTGGCAACACCTGATCGACGATCAGGTGTTTGCACTGTCGACCGACTTGTCTGAGTCGACAGACTATGGCAATAGATCATTTGCCAAGCAAGTCCTCTCACTTGTGAGAAGGCTTACGCCTGAGTTACCTCAAGCGTTGAGTGTCCTTATAAAGACACTCTTCACGTCCAAACGGTTTGCGTTTGTGCCGTGTTATGGAGGTTATAAACTCCATATCGTGAACAAAGGATGGTTCATGGGTGACATGTTAACAAAGTTCATGCTCACCGTAGCCCACGACTACTGTTGTAGGCTATCCAACCTGAAGGTCTGGACCTTGGTTGGTGACGATGAGATTGCACTCTCATCGAATAGATATGTGTTGGAAAACCACATATCCACCCTTGAAACACTATTCAAGGTGTCAGAAGCGGATACATACGTTTCTGATCACTTCGCATTCTATTGCGAAGAGGGGACATTGCTTCCAAAGCGAGCGTCCCAGTCTAATCATGTAAAGATTAGACGCCGTCAAGAGTTAGACTATCTTGACTATCCCAGGATCAGACTGCTCCTGGACATTAGGTCTGAAACAGACCTATACAGCGCCACAAATATAGGGCGTTTTGCTCTCCTCGGTAAGGAGAGTAGGTGGTCCGAGTTATCGAACCCCATGTCAAGCCTCGCTTTCACGAGAGCTTCACTCTACCAGCACTTACTCGTGCCGGCAGATGCGGACACGCTGTGTCCGTATGTCCCCCTCGAAATCGGGGGGGATGGGTCCTTTCCGCATAGCGCGGAGTTCCTACGTGCAGTCGTTAACGGCTCAAGATGCCGCGACGCACGTGAGACGACATATCGCATGTCGTCCCTGCTAAAGAGAGACTTTAGCTACAAGTTTGTCCGTTCAGACAGACTTGACCAGGTGGTGCATAAACACCACCTGTACCTTCCGAAAATCGAAGGGTTGAGGGCTATACTCCCTCCTGAGGCTATTATCGAGCCCCAGACCGACGAGGCACGCATGATGCTTCGGTCGATGAAGTTCCGGGATATTGAAACCCCGGAAGTTACCTACATGAGACTATGTAGGGACCTCTTTTACCAGGAGGTATTCGCCGGCAAGGAGCCGACGGAACCTGTCTTTAAAATCGACAGGAAGTTCACGTCTGGGTACACACACGTGCCCTACGTAAACTTTTCCATGTTCAGAGAAACATGGAAGAATCCTGGATTCCGCTTTCAGGATACTGACTCCTACTTTGTAAGGAGATCAGAGGTGGTCGGGATAAACCCGATGCACCTGGGGTGGCCAAAAAGAGAAGGCTACCCTACCAGTCGTGACTTATTCAACGACTGGGTTGAAGCTAACGTGTCCTTCACGGACACTAGCATCAACGATGTCCTTGCTACGATCAAGGATAGGCGACCACTCCCACCGAGGGTGGTGGCACGGCTCAACTTGTTTGTTGAGTCCGATGCGTATATATTACATACGCTGCCCGACAACCCGCCAAGGGTGTTCGGGATTGTAACCCGAGATATAAAACTCGGGGTACGCGTCCGCAACTCACTAGACGGACGTCAACCAGAACAACTCCACGAGGTGTTCTGTTTGGACCCATTAGTATACGTAATGGGTCGGGTAGAGGAGATACCCTCTACAGGGTGGGTAGAAATACCCACAGACTGGGTCCCAGACCCAGGCTCCATCCTCCAGGTCGACTACGTCGAATTTGAGGATGGATTCCCACGCGATGAAACCGTATGGGAAAAGGAGGTTACCCTCCTTGCAACCCGCACAGAGCGGGTCTACCGTATCACTTTACAGTGATACGTGCACCGTTTTCACTTGGTCCCCTTAACCGGGGGACTAGTAATACAGCGACTCTGGGACTTTGTCC